CCCCACTCCATCACGCGGCGAAATGGCTCCCGCTTCGGCAGATCCGGAGCAAGCAGAGGAACTCAAAACCGACTGGGAAACCGCCGTGCAAGGCATCGCCACCGCCGAGCGCATGAAAGGCAAAGGGCAAATGCCCGCTTGGATGGAAGAACTTGTCCATGCATCCATGACTCCCAAAATCCCCTGGACGGATACGCTCCGCGACTTCGCTCGCATCGCTGCCAAGGACGATTACTCCACATCGCGCCCTAACCGTCGCTACCTTCACTCTGGATTCATCCTACCCTCACTTTACTCTGAAAAATTAGGAACTATCGTCGTCGCCATCGACACCAGCGGCAGCATCAACATGGACATCCTCCAAGAGATGCTTGCCGAGCTCCAGTCCATCCTCGATAGCAGCCGTCCCCAGTCCATCACCTTGATCGATTGCGACAGCCGCATCAATCAAACCAGAGAATTCACGCCGGGCGATAATCTCGCAGAATTCAGAGTGAAAGGCGGAGGCGGCACATGCTTCCGTCCTGTTTTCGAGCATGTCGCCGAAAAACAAATTGACCCCGCTTGCCTCATTTACCTCACCGATCTCGATGGCTCATTTCCAAAAGAAGAACCGCCCTATCCCTCGCTCTGGATCAACTATGGGCATCCTAAGCAAGTCGCCCCTTTCGGACAAACCATCAATGTCGCGTAACAAAAAACGCACTCAAAAGATGACACGATATCATAATTAACCTTTTAATAAAAATGAAACGTATCGACCTCATCACCAACAAAAATCACTACATCGCCGTTTATCGTCACCCCGCCATCATTTGCTGGAAGCCGATCAAACTCCCTTTCTGGTCTGTGATTTTTCCCTCATCGTTACGTAACGGTATCGCCCATCGAATCGCTATGAAAAAATGCCCCCCTAACTGCATTTTCCAATACCTCACCACCTCTCTCACCACTGGACTCCTACGCCAATGAACTTTGCAGAATCAGCACTGAAAGGCTATCTCAAGGAGTTAGCCAGAACCCGCCAAACTCATGAACGTATGACTTCGTTAGAAACTCGCGTTTCAAGAGTGCGGCTTGCCAGCCTCATCACTGCTCGCATGATCGAGCTGAACGGTGCATGGAATCCATTCGAGGACATTCGCCTCACATGGGCTTTTGAGTTTGGCAGATTTTCAGAAGAAGGGGGATCATTAAAATGCGAAAATGAGGATGCGATACTTTACCTTATCACCGGAGATACTCACCCTGCTAGTCACTCTCAGGGCCGCGGATGCGCCGTTAATGCGACGCGAGATTCGTAATTTTTTAAGAAAAATCCACCCGCTTCGCGGGAATACTCACCGCTACGGCACTGAAGCCTTGCGTCTCCGGTTCGTCCCTCACCTCCGTCTCCTGTCTTCATGCCTGCGCTTCTTGTCTTGTTACTCAGATGGAACCAGCGCGGGGCGGAAGCCCAGGTCGTAGAACCGGTGGCCCGGGTTGCGGCGGGACCGGTAGGCCGCGCGGCAGTAGGCGGCGTGGTAGTTCCACGAGCCGCCTCGGGCCACGCGGGTGACGCCCGATGAAGGCCCTAATGGATCAGTGCCGCCCGGCAGCTCATTGCCATACCAATCTTCACACCATTCCCACACGTTCCCGTGCATGTCATGCAGCCCCCACGCATTCGATTTCTTCGTCCCAACGGCGTGAGTTTTGCTTCCGCTGTTGTCGTCATACCAGGCCACTTGATCGATGGTCCGACCAGAATAGGCCCCTGTCTCTCCAGCTCTGCAAGCATACTCCCACTGAGCCTCAGTTGGTAGAGCCACTTTCCAGCCTTCTGGGATTACGCCGCTATCATTAACCTTTTTGATGAATGCCTGAGCGTCATCCCAGCTCACATTCTCAACCGGTAAGTCATCACCATTCAAGTTGCTGGGGTTATTACCCATAATCGCCGTCCATTGTGCTTGCGTAAGTTCTGTTTTCGCCATCCAAAATCCTTTGGTTAGCGTCACCTTGACTTGTTTTTCGTCGTCAGAACGACCGTCCTCCGCCGACGGACTTCCCATCGTAAAAGATCCCGCCGGACAAAAAGCAAAGGGTATGATCATCTTTCCCGCTAACGGCACACCAATGGCGACTCCTACTCGACCAGCGCCGATCTCGGCGGAGAGTTTGGCCTTTGCTTCAGCGGCTTGTTGAATAGCAAAAGCCTTCAATTCTCTCTCTCTAGCTAAATCTCGTTTAGCTAAACTCGAGAAAAGCGCGAGAAAATTGACAACGATATGTCTCGATGATCCTGAAGGCCAATTTGCTAAAACTAGAGGAAAGTTAAGTCTGTGGGCTTTTTGTGTAGATAGAAATATTTGGCCAAGTAATGAGTCATCTTTATTGATGACGTCACCTATTTTTTCCAATTCACGCCCCACAGCTAGCATTTCGAAAGTAGTCAATCCGCTAAGCAATGATTGAATATCGGACAGTCTCACGAACAAGTCAAACTGCCTCTTGATTTCTGACTCTACCCAAGTGTAGTCGATGTCAGGAAATCTCTGCTTGTCATAAATTTTGACTACTCTCTCCGCGCTGCGGAAATTTTCATTGGCTAGATGTGCCTCAGCCTCAGCCAATAATTCCTGGTGTTTATCATGCAAGCATATGAGCTCATCGATGCGTTTATCGACCTTGCCAAGGTGGCCAATCACTTGGTCGTGTGCTACGCCTTTAGAGTGTGCGAACTCATATTTTTCAGCGCAGGATCCAGACTGTGGTAGATATTGGCGATAAGACTTTTTGCTACCAGGAAGAATAATTCCTCCCGCTGAAACATCACTGCCTTTAATCTCCTCACGCGGCATGAGTTCTGCGCAAATTCGCAGTTCTTGATGTAGGTCAGGAGATCCACCACCGATGCGCCAATCCAATGGATTGAGCATGCTACGCAGACGTTCCTGAATGCTAGGCAGGTGGCTTTTGAGTTCCGCTAATTCCGTTTTGACTTGGTGCAATTCCGCCAGACTAACTTTCGGGAATTGATTCAACCAATCGGCTTTCCAGCCAGATAGTATATTCAATTCCGCATCAGATTGAATGAAAAACGCCTTTAGTGATTCCAAACGATCCTTGATGATTGCCAAGGGATTGTCGGGTAAACTCCCTGCCGCCGATTGTTCGGCGATAAACTCTGACAGGCTTGAGCGGAAGAGTCGCAGCTCTTTCATGTCCGACATGTCGGTGAGAATGTCAGACTGGCTTTCCAAAATTTTCAACTGAGCTTGAAGTGCGGCGGCCTTCCTCAAAGCAGGTTCCTTTAATGCCTCATCAACTGACTGAACTGCGAGAGATTTTTTGACCGAGTCCAGCGTATCCATGCTATCAACCATCAGGTTGCGCAGTTGCCTGACTTGCTCGGCCTGCTGCTTGCGCATCTCACGCTCCACTTCATCAGCTTTCATGCGTTGTTGCTCGATGGCCAGGCGCTGGCGCTCGATCTGGGCACGGTCTGCCTCGATGCGGTTAGCTTTCTCTAGCTCCGCCGTTTGCTTGCGGATCGCTTCCGCCTGCTCCTTCTGCTGGGCGATCTGTTGGTTGCGCTGGCTGATGGCTGCCATGTGACCCATGGCGTTCAGCATCCCGTCGTTTTCTTCAAATGAATCCTGCATGCTCATACATTCTATTTATCAGGGTGATTCACTCTAGCAAGAAAATTTCTCGCCGCATGCGCTGAAGCGACGTCGGCTCCAAGGGTGACGGTCAGGGCGCGCATGCGCCGGGGGTGGAGTCAACTCTTCGCTACGGCATCGAATCCCTCCGTCTCCGGTTCGTCCCTCACCTCCGCCATTGAAAAAGCTGCCTATGATATCAGCCCCAAATGGATCAAAGCAGAGGGCTACGATAACTACAGCCTAGAACCACGCTAAGCACATGAGCAAAATCACACTCAACGCATCACCGACTACACCAGTCATCATCTACTACTGCAAAGCTGGCATCCCCACCGGGAAAACCATCCGCATTAGTCAATCGGGCAAAATCTATCAATGCAGCAACGTAGCACTGCATAACTGCGATGCTGCCATGCACCACGATAACGCCACCAGCAAAGCCAAAGCCAGCGGCGCACGTTGCACTCTCAATGTCGATAACGGTGAAGTATCTTTCCATGAGTGATGAACTCTATAATTTCCTCTCCAATACATTAGGTCGTCAATGCGGACTCAATGCCGACTGGATATCGTTTGCATGGAGAATCGGGTGGGGCGATAGATACATCTGCCTCAACGAAGATGACGATTCCATCCTCGTCGTCCGTCGATTCTCAGAAGACGATCAAGTAGAAGATGAAATTCTTCACACATTCGATTCAGACCAAGAAAACGAAGTGATTTCTTGGCTTACCGCGCTCTCCGCACTTAACGCTCTTGCCCGATAAAACATCATGAAACTATGCACCGTAACAGGTCGTTTCGATGTCTATATTGAAACCGTCCATGAACTTCTAGTCTCTGATCTCGTTGAATGCCTGCCATTCCGCGAGGACGGAGATAACCCACACGATTGGGTTACTGGGACGCATGCTTCACAATCCTAACCTCAACCGGGTCATAGATGTGATCCACGATAGTGCCGTCTTGCAATCGTAGCATGGCCTCCTCAATTATGCTAAGCGGCACCAGAAACCATTCTCTGGGCTTGAATGGTTTGCCGAACCTGTCGTTGATCTCGATGTCCAATTTGGCCGCCTCTAAGAATCGGTGAATCAGATTTTCCAACCTGTTTGCGTTGATATTGTAGAGCTTGTATGTGGCCACGACTTCCACATTGGCTAGTAGGTAGGTCGCCTGATTCTCCGCATCAGCCACGCGTCGTTCCACGCTGCCCGTGGTAAAACCTATCTTGTGAATCAGCTCACGGTTTTTGGCGATCTCAGGGTGTATGGACTGGCTGCGGAGCACATACAGCACACCACTCTCGAGATCGCCCTCGCCAGCTTCATTCGAAAATAGTGGGCCCAAATCATTTGGGTTCGTGATACGCCTTGCGGTATGATCCTCCCATAGCCGCTTTTGAAAAGAACGGCGAAGCATCCTGCTCTCCGTGCCATTGTTGAATATGACTCTCAACCTTCGATCCTCACGTCCTTCATCATTGAGAAACAAATCATCGGCATCCACAATGAAAGCTGTTTGCCCCTGCACCACAAATAAATCTCCGATATTAACAACAGACTTATTTTCGCATACTATGAGTTCTCGCCGTTTGGTTTGTAGGTCGTTCTTTACTTGATCAAACATTGGCTTAAACTTTTCAAAGTCCTCGCATTTCTCTCGATTGGCTATCTCCTCCGCTGCGCGGATTTCTGCACTAGGCCGAACATGCTTCAGGGCTTGAATAGTTCCCTCTGTTTCCACCTCCACTCCCAGAGCATCTAACAGGTCGTCATCGTCTAGATCATCGACTAAAGAAGTGTCTTCGTTGAGGGAGCCCAGAATGCCCTGATGATCCATTGGCTCGACCAGTTTGTGGCACTCAGCTTGCCTGTTGATTTGCTCTAGCCGCACGGCATAGATTCTCTCGAAAATATCATTGCCCTCGCCACGTGTTGGCACACGCCCATGCTCCTCAACAAACTTCTGTATCTCCTCGAAGCCAGCGATGACCCTAGCTTCCTTGGCGGACAGCGCACCAGCTTTCTTTACCTCAACTTCCACCCCTAGCTCATCGAGGAGGTCATCATCTTCCTGACTGAACTTACTCATTGGCAGCCTCCGCTTTCTTCCTAGCTAGGAAGGCAACTCCCTCAGCCATGCTTCTCTCCCATGGATCAGCTGCGGTAATAGACGGCAATCGACCATGTTCTTGTTTGAATTTAAGTGCTCGTCGGCTCAGATCACGAGCATCCTCAATACTAAGATTTACCCGCTTTGCCGCGATAATTGCCGCGACCTCCTTAAGGCGCTCTTCACTCATCGTTTTTGAAAGAATCGCATAGGCCTCACTGAATGGATTGATACGGTCGATAAGATCGATATCGAGCTCTCGCACATCCATAGCGAATTTTTTCACGCCGTCTATCAACGCGGTATTCGTCGGCTCATCCTTGTTGGTATTGGAGCTACCAGCCATGATCTCTTTTGCTTTCTGTGTAAGATTCAGAGTCGCGACAGCATGTTGCCTGACTGCCTCTTGGTCCTCCAGATCCAGCCCGGGATATTTATCTCGAACGATCTTGCCCATGCGGAGCTGCGTGAGTTCTTCAGGCAAGGTCTCTTCATCGAAAATACCTCTCTCAAGGATTGTCTTGTTTTGGACAAAAGCTGTGATGACCTCATTGATATCCTCCTTACAGATCCGCTTCGCTTCCTTACTCGTTGGCTCAGTGAGACCTTTAATTTCGATAAGGAACTCACCAGTGTCTTCTTTCAATCCTACGTTACACTCTCCTTCTCGGTAGCCTTCAGCCCCATAGTTGTAGCCCTCTACTGCGCCACTGGAGGAGTTTTTGGGTGTGAAATTGAAGCGAGGAGCAAGAACCTGCTCCATCAAGAGACTCGCAGCGATAGCCTTTAGCGTATCGTTAACCGCCTCCGCTACAGATTGCTCAGAGGCATCAGGCTCGGCGATGAGGTTAGTAAAGCGGGCACGAGTTTTACCGGGCGCGTCCCTTGTCGCTCTTCCGATGATCTGAACGACCTCGGTAAGACTCGACCGGTAGCCCACGGTCAAAGCATGTTCGCACCAAATCCAGTCGAAACCTTCTTTCGCCATACCTAGCGCAATGATGATATCCACGTGGTCTCGGTTGTTCTTTTGAGCCGGATCTCTAAGGGCCGCAGTTACCTTATCTCTGGTTGATGCATCATCGTCCACCAGATCCGCGATTTTTAGAATACGGCCCTCCTTAGTCTCCACGAGTTGGAAACCCGTTACAGGGTCGGTGCCCTTCCAAGTCCCCAGCTCATCGATGATATGTTCTACCTCTTTGTGCTTCTGCTTCGTGCTTTCCCGTGAATTAACACTTGGGATGTGAATGATGGTCTTCTCCGTAGGATCGAGCACGGCAAGAATCTCGTCTGCATAGGGCCCACTGTAGAAGTAATAGCCAATATCAAGCTGCTTCAGGTATTCATAACCGTTAAGCTGCTCGTAGTAGGTGTAGGTCACCGTCTCGAACTTCGCCTCATCCTCCGGCATGAGAACCGGCTCGGCGTCTCCACGGAAATAAGAGCCTGTCATCGCGACGATGTGCACCTTATCTCGGTTGATGAAATCTACCAAATGAGAGCCAAGGCGGTTTTCTGGATTGGCAGAAACATGGTGAAACTCATCCACGGCGATTAACCGATTATCAAAAACCTCGGTGCCGAACTCGTCGCAAGCAAAACGGAAAGTCGCATGGGTACACACCAAGACCTTGTCACTGCTCTTGAGAAAGGCTCCCACGGACTTCACCTTGCCTCCCTCGGTTCCAGGGGAGTTGCACAGATTCCACTCGGGCTTCACCTGCCAGTCTGACCAAAAGCCATACTTACTCAGTGGCTCATTTGCGAAGCTTGCTCCAATCGATTTCTCAGGAACGACAATTATCGCCTGCTGGAGGCCTTGGTTTTCCAGCTTATCGAGTGCGATGAACATGAGAGCCCGGCTCTTGCCGGACGCCGGTGGAGACTTTATGAGAAGATATTGCTCACCACGCTTATCGTAGGCTTTCTCCTGCATGGCCCGCATTCCAAGCTCGTTGGACTTCGCGGAGGATCCATTCCGGGCATAGCTCACCGAGACCGATGGGACGGACTTAGGGCTGCTCATCGCTTGGCTCCTTTCTTCATGGGCGTAGTTGCTGTCATTTTGGTATAGAGTTCAAAAAGCTTTTCCAGTCGTTCCGTGTCATTCTTGAAACGGCGACCGATAAAGATACGTTCCAAGACCTCATCATTTCGGTCGTGGGCGGCTTTAAGATTAGCCGGCATTTTTTTTGGATCGTAGAGATCCGCGATCGTCGCTGGGAAATGCTCCTCTCGCGCCAACAGGATATCCTCCGCGCACTTCGTCAGATCAGACTTGTTCGTCTCCGTCAGCGGGGGCAGCGGGAAGGTGTTCCAGCCGAGGGTATTGGCATATGAAAATCGCATCTCGAGCCGTGCTGATATCGCACTTATCCAAATCCAGTGCACGCGGGAAGCGATTAACGCTAAGTTCCAAATTGGAACTCCATACATTACATAGCATTTAGCTCCAACTATTGTATCACCCTTTACTATACCAACAGGCAGGTAATCTCGATTCTCCGATGTTATTGCGGGAATCGCAATGGCAGTCCCTTCGAGGTGCGGAGCAAATACAAATTTATGCGGACTCCCCGCATGATCACGCGCCTGCTTCCCAGCTGTTTGCCTTTTTTTTCTCACTGCCTCAATTCTGCTACGAATTGCAGGTATGGAATATGCGTCATTTAGTTGTTCATCTTCGATCCAGAGACAAAATCTAGGTATTGAGTTAATAAACTCCCTTGATCCTATAAATTTTCGGATAAATCGACTTGCATCATCATGTTCGTATTCAAGATCTTTTTTCTCAGTTTCGCTCAATAACAAGTATCCGCCGTCGTTTGGCAGATTGCCACGCAACATTCTCGAAATTGGCGAAATTGGGCGGGAAGTGGATTTGACTATGGCATTTGGTGCCGCGACAAGATAAGGATTAATGTTTGGTGTAACTCTGAGGTCAATTGTGCCTTCGGAAGTCGTAGTAAATAATTTTCTATCCTTTTGGGCTAATTGTGAGAGGCCTACGATAACCACGGTAACACCAGCTTTATTTGATGCGAGATTCGCCCACTTAAAACTCGTATATGCGAAGTCAATTTCATTTCCTGTTTGAAAGATCAGCGGCCAAAGTATAGGTACTTGCTCCCCCTGGCATATCGAGTTGGTAGATACAAAAGCGGATTTGGTTGCAGTGTGAATGCTGTAGTCAGCTGCTTTCATGAACCAAGCTGCAACGTAGTCTAAAGATTTCCAGGCATTCGTCCGACTTTCAAAGACTCCCTTAAGATCTAGCTTTTGATCTGGGTCTTGCAAAACTGATCCCAAATAAGGCGGATTCCCGCAAATATACGTCTCTCCTGCCTCGTTCTCGAAATCGATTTCCGACTGATCCAGCGGTGTGCTGAATAAATCGTCTCCGATAATTTTCACCTTCTTTCCAGATGGATCCCAAATGCTCAACCAATCCAATCGCAGTGCATTCCCACACGTGATCCAATTTTTTGTATCTAGCGGCAGGAACACGGCGAGCGCTTCTTTCTGGCCAAGGTAGAGGACATCGCACTGATACTCCGCAATGATGAGGGCAAGGCGTGCGATTTCCACAGAGAAGTCCCGCAGTTCGATGCCGCGAAAGTTCCTAACCGGAATGACGCTGCGGAGATTCCGCTCGTTTCGCCGAGCATTGATTTCAGCCTCGATCACGCGCATTTCCTTGTAGGCGATGACGAGGAAATTTCCGGACCCGCAGGCGGGATCGCAGACGCGGATGCGGGCGATGCGGTTACGGAGGTTGAGGAGCTTGCGGGCGTTGTCCCCGGCCTCAGCGAGCTTTTCCCGTAGGTCATCAAGGAAGAGGGGGTTGAGGACTTTGAGGATGTTCGGCACGCTGGTGTAGTGCATACCCAGAGCACCACGCTCCTCGTCATCAGCCACGGCCTGGATCATGGAGCCGAAGATGTCGGGATTGATCTTCGTCCAGTCTAAGTTCCCCACATGCATCAGGTAGGAGCGGGCGATCTTGGAAAAGACCGGCGTATCCGTGCTGCCGGCGTATAGCCCACCGTTCACATAGGGAAAGGCATTTGCCCAACTCTTGATCCCAGCTTTTGTCCGCTCCTCCAGCTTGGTGTTCATCGCTCTGAATATCTCAGAGATGACCTCGTGGGTGTTGGAAGAGTCCCGCGCACTCATCTTGTCGACGGTGGTAGTGAACAGCCCCACTCCATTGAAAATGTCGGTATCCTCGGCGAAGAAGCAGAAGATCAGGCGGGCCATGAAGTGGTTCAGATCTTGGCGGCGGGCAGCAGTGCCCCACTCTGGGTTGTCCTTGAGTAGCTCGATGTAGAGTTTGTTCAGGCGGCTGGTCGCCTTAATATCGAAGGCGTTTTCACGGATCTCCTTAACCGTACTGATACCGGCGAGCGGCAGGAAGAACCCGAAGTGGTCGGAGAATTTCCCATAATCGCAGGCGACAGTCTCGCCAGTGGAGAGGTCCTCCGCCTGGAAGTCAGTGCCGTCCGTCGCAACAATGAACTGTACCTTTCCCTTGGTGGTGGCAGGGCTGGTCCGCAGAGTATCAAGCGTTGAGGAAACCTCGCCTGCCGAACATGATTTGATGTGGATATTGCCTGTCTGAAGAACCCCACCAAGATCGGACTTGTTATACGTGCCAGAGCGCAGACGTTTAAGCGTCGTCTCCTTATTTCCAAAGGCCTCGAGAAAGGCGAAAGGGAACTCCTCAGCGTCAAAATGTTGCTCCGCCAGTGCGGAAACGGCTTCTTCGATCTCAACGGCGTTCATTTACAGCGGGATGGGTAGTGCTTGTGGTTTCGGGTTCTCATGGGTAAGGCTAGTATATTGCGTGAAGCACAGATGTAATCGTGAGATAGATCGTAAAAGCTGATGCCTTTCGATCACAAATGAACATTCGAGAAACGGATAGATTTCGTCAAGAATAATTTTATAATAATCTACAATCAAAATCTAGATTGTGTCGTTTTTTACGACGCATTGGACACGCGGGCATTTTCGATTATCGAGATCCTCGGTCGAAAGATCGAGCACAAAGAGTGGCAGACCAGCCTACACGTATGGCCTAATGATCTGTAATAGAAATAATCAATCAATGAATAACACTAATTAACTACACCATGTCACAAAAACGCACTCCCCAATCGTTAGTCAGTCCCGCTACTAACAGCCACCTTAAAGGCCTCCAAAACTACTATACCCCTGCACCGTGGGCTCATGCTCTCGCTGCATTACTGCCTAAAAAACGTCCGACCATTGCCGATCTCCAATGCGGCGATGGGTCATTATTGCGTGGATTACAAGCCGCCGATACGCAATTCGTCTGCGCAGCCGATATCGACAGTAGCGCGAAACTATCACTCAACCGGCTCATGCCCAGCCCTCGGATCACTCATGCGCACCTAGATTTCTTAGACCTTTTGCCATGCTTGTTAGAAAGCCGCACCAAGTTTGATTTGCTGGGCTGCAATCCTCCTTTCTCGCTCTCTTGGCCACAATCGTTACTTCCTGCACCGTTACGTAACGGTCATGAAACACTGGATAGCACTTCTGCATGTCTCAAATCAATCACTCATTTACTATCTCTTGATGGCGAGTGCCTTTTCATCGCCAATCATGCAACCATCGAACGCATCACCAAGGAAGACCCCAGCTTGCTAGATCACGTCTGGTTTCACGTCACTCACCCTAGCTTTTTCCCCAATGCAGATTTCATCGCGTCAATTCTTTACATTGCCAAGCGATACAAAGGATTGCCGCCAGCTCCCATGCACCTTGCACTGGACACGCCGCAAGAACTAGAAGCCATTCTCAAATCATGGGCTCACCTACGTCCCCCTGGTGGATTGAATGGGTCATACGCACTTCCCCCTCAACGCTTCAATGCAGCGATCGATGAAGCAGAAGCGCGCATCAATCCGGAACGTCGACTAGAAAACGTGGTGCTCTCCCGCGATGGCACACTGCGCACCAGAGTAAGCGCCTTTCAGCAATACATTGGATCCATTCCCGCCGCACAGTTCAAATCCCTCCAAAGCCTCAACTACGCCAACCCTCACGAACTCACCGTCCAGCGATCGTCACGCCAAGCACTCAATGACATGCTCGATCATGGCCACTGGACCATCAGCCCCAGTGCCGCGCTCGCTATCCAGAGCGCCATGGATGAATACAATAACAATCGCACTCCGCTCACTCCTGTTAGCCAGCTCCAACGGCTCGGCTGGCTCGATGAAAATGATAAACTCCAATGCAAACGAGATTTCCTCTTCTTCCGCGAGGGAGAGTTTTATGAAGTCACGTCGGAAGTCGCAAAATACCAATTCTCACGCTACCAACCACGCTACAAAAACGGCAAAAAAGACGAAGAGCAAATCTCCACACGCGGCAACGATCTGATCTTTACTGTCCATGCTGCCGATGACGGGGGAACGGCGCAATTCACCTACAAACACGCTCACATTTCTGGCACTTATCCGATGGAAGATATCGCCGAGTTTTTCCATATCCCCGAAGTCCCCAGCCTTGCCACCGTCCGGCCAGAGGAATGCGCCGCACATGAATCCCGCCTCAACATGCTAGAACAGATCACGTCATGAAAAGCGCACCAGAAGAAATGCGCCCACTCTACGATGTGTGGATAAAAAAGTGCATCGACACATTAGAACTAAGAACTAAATGGCCAACCGAAAAAGTATTGCGCAGTGGATATTGGGAAAACTCAAAATTAGCTTTCACATGGATACCACTGCTCACCGATTTTCCCCGACTATTGGTAAAATATAATGACCATGAACCCCATCTTCATTTCACAAAAAAACAACATCGCTCAGCAAAATCATATAGCCGCGATGCTATCGCATTTATAAAATCCACTAATTTTTTCGATTTCCGAGAAGCAACTTTGTTGATCATGCTTTTCCATCAATACCCCACAGCCCCTAATAAAAATGATACATAAACCATTCCAACGCGCCGATCTAGCCGCTGCCGCTTGCGCAGACGGCGTAATTCTTTCATGGGAACAAGGACTAGGCAAAACCATTGCCGCCCTCTCATGGCCGTATTTGAAACACGCTGCCAGAACCTTGTTAGTCGTGCCTACTGGCCTCCACCAGCAATTCCAGAAAGATGCGCTGAAGCTCTATAAAATTCACATCCCAGTGATCAAGAATGCCGACGACCTCATCCTCCATCGCATCAATACGCGCATCCCCGCAGCACCAGAAAAACGCATGGGGAAATACTTCCTCATTTCCTATGAAAACTTGACGCGGAACAACTCCGACGAAAAAGCATCCATCGCCGCCGCCTTGCTAAAAACGCGCGCCATCGAACTCTCTATCCTATTCCGCGATGCCGCGATTTCCGCATTCGACAATGCCAAGATGGATCCCGATATTTACTACCAGGGCATCGGACACATCTCCGATGACATCACTTGCGTATGGGCCCCAACAGTGGCCAGAATCCTTTCCCAATATGAAACTTTCGGATGGGGATTTGATTGCGTGGTTTTAGATGAAGCAGTGCGTTTGCAAGAGGACTCAGATGTATCTTTGCAAATCCGCATGTTAAATCCTCGCTATCGTTTGCTGCTCACTGGCACACCTATCAAGAACAGATTGCCATCGATCTTCTACCTCGCGTGGTGGGCGGCTGGTGGCCACACTGAGCCCACAGCGCGATTCCCCTATGCACTCAAAGACAAAGGGAAGTTTGCCAAATCACACCTTGAAATTGACCGCTACACAACCCGTGAGGAAGAGCGCGCCATTACCACCGCCACGGATCGCAACAGCATTCGCATCGAACGTGAATCAGCCAGAGTTTGCAACGTGCATCGCCTTTGGCGCGTGCTATCTCCCATTCTTATCCGTCGTCGCAAATCAGACTGCGGAGAGCCAATCGTCATGAAAACAATCGTACCTATCACCGTCAAACCTGGCACCGCACAATCCACTGTCTATTGTCATCACCTTGAAAATCGTCCAACGCGAAATAAAGATGGAGCCCTCGTCAAACACATTTCAAGTCTCGGAATGCAGCTCACCAACCTCCGGCTGGCCGCCTGCTGCCCCGATGCACCATCACTCGCTGATGTGTGCAACAACGGCAATCCGCATCACCGCCGGAGCTGGTCGCCGTGGACACCCAAGCTCGATGCCACGATCCGCAAAGTAAGTGAACTGCTTGCGATCGGTGAACAAGTCGTGATCGGCTCTCCATTCACTCACTTTACCCAAACCATTACCTCGCTCTTGCTAGAAGCAGGAGTAAAAGTCATCGCCCTCGATGGCACTGTATCACCAGCCGACCGAGGTACCGCGATCGAAGCATTCAAAGCGGAAAAATACTCCGTCATCGTGTGTGGACTTTACAGCATGTCAGAGGGATACTCGCTCGATAATTGCGCCCACTTGATCATGCCCGGCAAGGCCTTTGCCTACGACACCAACTCTCAATTCGAAGCTCGCGTCTGGCGCATCACTTCTCGTCGCCCCGTGACGATCTATCCAATCATCACCGAAACAACAATCGATGAACGCATGGCTGAACTGTATGAGGAAAAAAGCGACACCGCCGACCTCACTCTCGATGGCTCATTCTTTGAAGAAGAAGTAGAAGAATTCAATGCAGAGAAATTATACTACGATGCCCTGCAGCTCATAAAAACCAGCTATGCCACGATCGATGAACAAACGCTCGAAGCGGCATGGCCTCAATTAAAAACAGCACTCAAATACGGACAGTGTATTTTCGATGAATTCCACCCACCCATCATCGGCGATGAAGTTTCCGAACTGGACATTACCAATGCCGCCAATAATTTCAACCAACCACTAACCGCCGAACAAGCCTCCAACCGGCTATTTTTGATATTGAATAATCTGCGGAAACGTCAATAATGGCAGGACTCACGCTGCCACGATTATTCAATACTGTCCCAACAACATGCCCCATTCTTCCAAAAATCCATTTACTTCCGTCGAAGAGACCATCGAATTCATCAACCAACTTTTCCGTGAAAATGGATATGAGACGGGCGATGATGATGATGAAAAAATCACCTACATCGATCCATTGACCCTGCCACAAGAAAAATGGTTTCCTTGTGCATCCGTAAGACTTCCCGCCAAGTTTCAAGAATACCTTGACTCGCTCGATGTAATAAAAAGTGAAGACACCAACGCGATCGAAATCGCGCTGGAGAAATATTACAAAATTGAGGAACCTTGGTATATTTCCCTCTCTGTCTTTTCTCGAAACGTAAAAAGCGATGAGCCAGATGAAATTCTCAAGCCACTGATTTTCGATTTGATGAAATGATCAGTCGCCAAACAGCGGCATCTCTCCTGGCTCACTCAACAATCCCGTGACGGCCGCGGCGATTACCTGCATCTGCTCACAGTCAGCGTAGTGATCTTGTCGTGCATTTTTCTGATACCACTCCATGAATTGAGAACCATCGCGTGATGATCTTGCTCGTCTATCCCACGAAGTGACTTGCATTTTATACTCAGCACTCGCCGCGGCATGGATTTCCCATTTGCCTAAGTCACCGTGCATGAATGCGTGAAGCCGTGACAGCGCACCATACTTCGCCCACAACACCAAATCAATCGGCCTAACTCTCCCTTGATCAGCAGTGCCGATCGCTGGATCCGCTTTCGTGATGTTGTAAATGTAACTTTTCCCAGCGATTCGATAAGTGTCTTTGTCGTCTCCCTTAAATGCTTTGTAGCGATAGCCACTCGCCACCACTTGCTTATAAACCTCCGGAGCCCACGCACCAGAGTCGATAACGACGTTTACTGGATCCACTTTCCATTGTGCCGCGACTAAAGCGATTTCCTCCCAGCTCCACAACACGCCATTCATGATCAATCGGCTCCACCCACGAAAGCTCCATGCGCGAATCACAATGTAGAAGTGACGGCCACCTTTGCCTTGCACGTCCACTGTCATGATTCGACGTTGTTCTTCTAACCATTCACTTTCCGGATCATACGCAACAATACGATCTTCGATGTATTTTTCACCACTTGTATAAACATATTGATCAGTCCAAACCTGCCCTCGCGTCTCGTTCATGTGATCTTTCAGCGGCGCGGTATCAGCCCACTCCAGCGCAGACTTCGCCGCCAAAAACTCTCTGACTTGTGAAGTCATCGATGCCCACCACGGCAAGATTGCACCCCATGTAAAGCTCACGGAGTTCGATGGAGCATTCTCATTCATCGCTACCCACCGGCCCTCAGTGCTGATGTATTTGCGATCGGACGTGATATCTTTCCATGTGTGATCGCACGCTTCGCTCCAACAACAATATCTCACCGTCTTGTCCAATTCATCAAAGCGGTAAGTGTTTTTAATATCATCGAACGTCTGTGCATTTTTATCCCATTTCAAGCCGCCCACACTCAATTTATCTCCCCACGTAATTTCGTGTTCATCACCGCACTTCGGACATTTGAGGTGCCATCGCTCTTGGCTGCCAGCTAAAAACGCGCGATGTAATGCGTCTCCCTCCATATCCGGAGTAGAGATAATGACTTTTTTGTAGTTGTGCGGATAACTCCGAAAACGCTTCGATAGCATCTCCAGTGCGCCTGTCGGATATTGCCGAGCCTCGTCGCAAAACACATAGCGATACGGCGTTGATTGCAATCCAGCCTCAGCCTCGCATCCAACAATCACTAACGGCGCACCGGGGAAGTAAATCTCTAACGTCGTCTTGTGAGTCTTAGATTGCGGCATCTTGGCCGCTACTGGTGCACAGCGTTCGAGCAATGGCATGAGCCTACTTTTCGAAAGTTTCTTCCCTTCTTTCTCACTCGACGTAACCCACAAAATCGGGCCAGGATCCTCCGCGATTGCCCAGCACATCAATACCAGAATCGTTAGTGTTTTCGCGCTTTGCGCCGAGCACATGCAGGTAATCTCATTGATCCCTTCATCGGCAAAGCATTCCATGATTCGCCTTACGAATCGCGCATCTTCACTGCTCCACTTCTGACCAGCCGCCGATAAAGGAACTACGACATTTCTCTCTGCCCATCGCCAAGGAGAAACGTCTTGTGCAGGTCGCCAAGCGTCGCACAAATGTTCGCCCAAAATGGTTTTTTTTTTGCCCATTCACCAAGCGAGAGTGTGAGCAGTCTTTCGTCTAAATCGCGCTGAATACGCTTAGAAGCCTCCGCGATAGACACTCCCACTACTTGACTCGCTAAAGTATGTTTAGCTCCGCGCATGGACTCATAAGCAGCGCGCACCATGTCGGCCAGTAAGCGGCTGCATTCATCAACATCAATGAGCTGGCCACGCATCTGTGCATTTTCCATTTCCAGCTTTTGTTTTTTCAGCCGTAAAATCTCCAACTCGACAGAGCCCTTATCGCCACCTAACCGCGCTGAGGGCTTTTTCCCTTTCTTCTCAACCCACAATCGCCAGAGCGTGATGTTATATCTACCATCAGACATTTTGCCCGGACACTCTGGATCTTTCTCTTTTAACCACCGGCTTATCGTTTTGCGATCGCAGCCCAAAGCATCTGCTAACTCGATTTGATTTTTTGCCCAAACTGAAAGCGTTTCTTCGCTAACAACTTCGGCTTCCACATCGATAATTTCTTCCATACCGTTACGTAACGGTCAACTGAGACAATGCCTCACGCATGTCGCAGGGCAGGGTTGAGGACAGGGTTGAACGACACCCCAACCCAAACATGGGACACCAGAAAAAACATGCCCCATAAAGACATAACGGGCGCTTACGCTAACCTGCATACAGCCAGAAACAAAGAGATTCCTTTTACCGTGGTGGCTTGTTTTTAATCGAGGCACTAGATGATCTCGTCAAGATAGAACAGGGGAGGGAAGGGATGGGTAGGGTATCCAGAAGTTACATATAAATATATGTAATCAATCAATTACCCATACATGCGGTAGATACCCTTACCTACCCTTTCCACCCTTGCCTATCAAACATACAACCATTGTGGAATATAAGAAATACTATGTCAGGGTTCAAAGGAACACTCTGCCAAACCCTGCCTGATCAACGCAATAAAAAAGCCACCTAGAGAGTAGGTGGCTTAGAAGACATATAAGGGGGTGCGGGGCTAACCATGACAACGGGCTAAATTCATGATCACTTTAGCTAGGTGCTCATTAACTTTCATTGCATTAGCTAATGTATCTAATGCCCACTCAGTCTCGGGATCACCCCGTTCTTTCTTCGCCTGGTCGTCCACATTTACATGAACAACACATGCGAAATCAGTCGGTAAAATATCAATAAAGTAAATCTCTGCAAATTTTGCACCATCAACACCGCCCAACGCAGTTACTATTTTTTGCAGCAGTTTATTTCCTACTACCCTTTTGCCACTAATAATATTTGATATGTCAGCGCGAGAGAGATCTGCCATCTTCCCAAAGTCAGAATAACTGATTTTTCTATTCTTTAATATAGAACGTAGAGTAATAGCGTGATTTGAAGGAGAACTTTCAACTTTCATTTGTTTGCTATTATAATAACAAAAATAAAAAAATGCAACATTTTTCTTGCAAGTAAGTAAAAAAATATACAATTATTACTTATGACGACAAGAGTAGCCGATCACACAACCACTGCCGCACCTATTCCCGAACGCGTAAGCAAGCAAATAATCGATTTCATTCGCGCTCTGCGGACAGGCCACAACACTCCTCCAGAAGACGCCAAAATCTATGTAGATATTGAAATGGAGCTAGAAATCCGAACGATCCCCGATTGACATGGACTACGATCGCCACAGAAAAAATCAACTGCACATCGCTCAAAAAGAATTCGACGAGTGGATAAACACACTCTCCGAATCAGAAAAAGCAGCCGCGCTACATCTACGACCATGCGATGAAGTTACAGCATCAGGAGCCACATTCGACTCTGACCCAGCAAGCTACGCCATCGCTACCGAATCAGAATTCCAAGAAGATCCATTGGACGAATTGAGGGAGGAATTCGACGTCAACAAAGATACAGCACTAAGAATCATGGCATGGCACAAAGCACAATTACGCAATGAGCAAATTTCCACACAGGCCAACACATTGGAAAGCATCATTGGCGCACTACTCAGTAGCAAAAACCCAAAAATGGCAGCCGCATCGTTAGCGTTCGCGGCTGGCCTCCACACTCTCCACGACATACATAGCCAAGCTGAGTATGCCACGAAAATCGGTCTATCAAGACAAGCCGTGAACAAATCCGTTAGAGCATGGAAGCGACTACTCAACCTCAATCCATCAGCGTTTCTAAAATCAGAAGCAGCGCATACAAAACTGCTCAAACGAAACGAAATTCCACACTGGCGTAAAAAAAATGCGTCAGCAGCCAACATCCTAACAGCAATTAAAAACACACTCAAAAAAGCATGAGCTCAATAATGATACCACCAAGCATCTCCTTCAGCGCCCACGGCCTCGAAGTGAAATCACCAATTAGCAAGAGCGAATTTTTCTCTGCTCTTCTATTCGTCAAGCAAGCAGAAAACGCCACACTATTCTATCTAGCCGACTTAATCACTTACGGCAAAAAAAACTATGGCGAAGAAGAAACCGCACTGGCGCTAGAGCAAAGCCAATTCGATCTCCACCGAATCACGCAAGCGACCAGACTACAATCTATTGAAAGCGCACTCAGAGAGCAATACGCGCTAACCAGTGAGCATTGCTACATCCTCGCGCAACACTGTCCACCAGATCGCCGCACAGAATGGGCAGAACAAAGCTTCAAAAATGGACTGTCTGCACATGAACTACAAAAATCCATCGCTGCAAACCAGATCATACGAAAAAAAGAAAGTGCGGAAAAAGCAGGGACCGGCAGCGGCATCCCACTACTATCGTCAATTATCTTCCACTACAATCGCTGGCTTCACTCTATCGGAAAAGAGAAACTAGAAAACTTACCCAATGATGACATCGAAAAAATACTCACCACCCTCATGCCTATTGTTGAAGCATGTGCAACACTCGAACAAAAATTAGCAACCAAATGAGCAAACTTCTCAACATCACCGAACTCTCAGAAGAACTAGGAGTAAATCGAGCATACCTAACAGCCGCCAAGAGACATGGCTTCAATATGCCCGGCGGCCGTAGCACCGTAAAACTTTACCTCGCATGGCACAAGACAGCAAAAGACTTCCGAATCACAACTGTTCGCCCAAATGCCTCAAGTCGGGGGGGCGCAGCTTCCTATACACCGCGTGCACCACGTCCGATGCGTGCCCCACATACTGCATAGTCTGAACTTCACTGATCCCAGCTCTCGCTAAGCGAGTAACAACAGTAACACGAGTGCAATGAAAACTTAAACCAGTAAACTCATTCCTAGCGAACCACTTGTGCCAAGCAGAAGCAGCGTAGCGAGGGACATCTACCAGAAGCGACTGGCCATCTGCAATGCGCTTTTTTACCAACGGCACCAAGTCCTTATGCAGCGGAGCCGTGTGCTGTCCGCCTCCCTTCACATTAAAAACGATAATTTCCCCCTCCACATCGATCTGAGCAATCGGTACAGCAGTTTCAGCCAACCTACATCCTTGCTTAATAGCTACCATAAAGCAATCCAACATCCACACACCATGACCTTGCAACAACTTAACGATCCGCTCTTGCTCATCCATCGTGATCTCGCGCTTACTCTTGCTATTCCGTCTTGGCAGACCAAGCCGGACACAAGGGCTCACCAAAATGTAACCTCTCTTAACTGCCTCCTGCATAACAGCACCTAACACCCGAGTTTCCACCAGCGCAGTATTCCACTTTGCCAAACTCCGCTTCTCTTTTACTGCTAGAGCCTCATTCGTCCTCCACCGCATATACTCATGGATCAAAGCATAAGTGATCTCACCTGGATGAGCAACGCCCTTCGAGTCAAAGAAAGAATTCAAATGCTCCCAAGCATTTCGGTACCTCCAACGAGTCCATTCATTTTTATATTTATACTCAATAAAATCTACTACCCACTTCCTAAAAAAAGCACTGCCGCCATCATCATGAAAACAGCTCTCATTCAACGTATATTCCTGAACCAACTGAACAATCTTACGTTTAGCCCCCATCGATCCAATAACGATACCAGACGACTTCGCCCGCCACTTCCCATCTGCAGTTTGGTAACGCAAGTAGTAAAATTTACTTCCCGATCGTTCATAGTAGCTTGCCATGTAAATAGTGTAACATCATGTAACAAACCAATCAATCACAAACATTCACACCAATGCATTTACAAGCAAAAAACAGCGTCATACCCCCCTGTATTGTGCCGAGGGTTCGAATCCCTCTCTGTCCGCCATTCTTCGCTTCCGTATCGGAAGCTACGAATGGCAAACCATTGTAGCGAAGAAGGAAGCGAAGAATGCCCTTCGTAGCTCGCAGAGCGAAGTAGGCCT